GATCCTGATGCTAATAAAAATAGAGATATTGCTAAAGCATTAGTGGCAAAATATAACAAGGCTTCTGAAGAAATTGATCCAGAAGATTACAATCCTAAAAAACATCCTAAACTAGATAAAAGAGCAAGAGGCGAAACAGCAGAATTTGAAGATTGGGTTGACGACACAATTAATCCTAAAGAAAGTATGCCACATCCAGAAGATGGCAGAGCAGATATGGCAAAAGATCAATGGAATGCTAGTAAAGAGTTACAAGCAGAATATAAAACTTGGCAAGATTGGATGAACTCAGAAGATTTTGAAGATGACGTTCAAAGAATAATGCACAAGTTTGAAGGAACATTTGAAGATATTAAACCTTTTATTGAACAACATTTAAAAGAAGGTGGTGACAAAACTACTGCAATTAAAACTGCAATTGAAAATTTTAATGCAGATAAATTAAAAGAATCTCGAGGCAAAATAGTAGAATCAATTAAATCTAAAGCAGACGACCACGCACAAAACATCGCAGGCGTTGAAGGCGAAGTTGAAAGAATAACTCAACTAGCAAATTACCAATAATAACACTTTACCAATAATAGTAGTAGACAATAGATAAATATAGTTGTATATTATGTACTATAAGTCTAATATACATTTAGGCAAAAAACAAACATAGGCACACAAGGAGGCTTACATTATGGCTACATTGGCTGAAATAAGAGCGAAATTAAAATCTCAAGAAGTGAATCGCTCCACTTCATCAACAGGCGGAGACAACGCCATCTATCCACACTGGAATATAAACGAAGGCTCAGAAGCAGTTATTAGACTTTTACCCGATAGAGATCAAGGTAACACTTTTTTCTGGACTGAAAGAAACATGATCAAACTACCTTTTGCAGGTATTAAAGGTCAAACTGATTCTCGACCAATCCAGGTACAGGTACCGTGTATGGAAATGTACGGAAAAACTTGTCCAGTTCTAACGGAAGTTAGACCTTGGTTTAAAGATAAAAGTATGGAAGACATGGGCAGAAAATATTGGAAAAAGAAAAGTTATATTTTCCAAGGCTTTGTTGTTACAAATCCATTGACTGAAGATGCAGTACCAGAAAATCCAATTAGAAGATTTATAATTGGACCACAAATCTTTAATATAATTAGATCGGCATTACTTGATCCAGAAATGGAAGAGTTACCAACTGATTATGTAAAAGGTGTTGACTTTAGAATTAATAAAACAACTAAAGGTGGATATGCTGACTACTCAACATCTAAATGGTCAAGAAGAGAACGTGCTCTAGATGAAACAGAAAGAGCGGCAATCGATAAACATGGTTTACATAACTTATCAGACTATAGACCAAAAGAACCATCAGAAGCAGAAGTTAAAATAATCAAAGAATTATTTGAAAAATCTGTTGAAGGTGAAGCTTATGATCTTGAGAAGTATGGACAATACTATAGACCTGCAGGCGTAGGTGCTAGACAAGTATCTGTACCGACAGCAAGTAGACCTGCACCAGTTGAAAAGACTGCTAATCCGGTAAATGCTGAAGTAAAAGAAACTGCTCCAGTAGCACAACCAAGCGGAGATAGTGCTAAAAGAGCAGAAGATATTTTGAAATTAATTAGATCAAGACAAGCAAAATAATCTGACATTACCAAGGCCTTATTACTATTGACAGTTAAGGCCTTGTGTAGTAAAATAAAATTATGAAAACAGAAATTAAAAAAATAATAGATTGGGTATTATACAAACAAGTACCTGCTTGGATATTAATTGTATTGGTTATCCTTTGGATTTTATTATAATCATTTAAATGATAAATAAAAAATCTTTAATTTTCATTGCTGGGCATAATGGAATGGTTGGCTCCGCAATTAAAAGAAAGTTAATAGAAAAAGGTTACAAAAAATTACTATTTAAAAATAGAAAACAATTGGATTTACTTAATCAACAAAAAACATTTCGTTTTTTGAAAAAAAATAAGCCAGATTTTGTTATTTTAGCGGCCGCTAAAGTTGGCGGAATAATTGCTAACTCAAAATACAAAGATCAATTTATTTACGAAAACTTACAAATACAAAATAATGTTATTCATGGATCATATTTAGCAGGTATTAAAAATTTGTTTTTATTTGGTTCAAGTTGCATTTATCCAAAATTCTGTAAGCAACCCATGAAAGAAAAATATTTACTTTCTGGATCACTCGAAGAGAGCAATGATGCTTATGCAATCGCAAAAATTGCAGGTTTAAAAATGTGTGAATACTATAGCGAAAATCTTAATTTAAATTACAAAAGTTTTATGCCGCCAAATATGTATGGTCCAAATGATAATTATGATACTTATAATTCGCATTTCTATCCAGCTTTAATAAAAAAAATTTATTATTCTAAAATTGCAGGAAACGATTTAAATATTTGGGGAAGCGGAAAAGTAAGAAGAGAACTTATGTTTGTTGAGGATTTTGCAGATGCAGTTGTTTTTTTTATGAAAAAGAAAATTAAGGAACCATTTCTCAATATTGGCATTGGAAAAGATTATTCAATTAATTGGTATGCTAAATTTTTGATGAAAAAAATGAACGTAAAATTATCAATGAAGCATGATAGATCAAAACCAGATGGCACGCCAAAAAAATGTTTAGACATAAAATTGGCTAAAAAATACGGATGGAGACCCAAAAACAATTACAATAAAGCCTTTAAAATTACTTTTAAAGATTTTTTAAAAAAAGAAATTGAAATATATGACAAAACCATTTGACGCAACAAAATTTAGAAAGAGTATTACGAAAGCAATACCGGGGTTAGGTATAGGATTTAGTGACCCAACTGACTGGATATCTACAGGAAATTATGCGTTAAATTATTTAATAAGTGGAGACTTTAATAGAGGTATCCCATTAGGCAAAGTAACTGTACTTGCTGGGGAACCACAATCAGGTAAGTCTTATATTGCATCAGGTAACATTGTTAAAGAAGCACAAAAACAAAATATATTCGTTATACTAATTGATTCAGAAAATGCCTTAGATGAAAAATGGCTACAAGCACTTGGCGTTGATACTAACAAAGAAAAACTTTTAAAATTAAGTTTATCTTTAGTTGATGACGTAGCAAAAACTATATCAGATTTTATGAAACAATATAAATCTGATTATGCAGATAATAAAGAAACTGCCCCAAAAATTTTATTTGTTGTTGATAGTTTGGGTATGTTACTAACTCCAACAGATGTCGATCAATTTGAAAGGGGCGAAATGAAGGGTGACTTAGGACGAAAAGCGAAGTCTTTAACAGCACTAGTTCGTAATTGCGTTAATATGTTTGGCTCATGGAACGTAGGACTTATTGCAACTAACCACACATATGCATCACAAGATATGTTTAATCCTGATGACAAAATATCTGGTGGACAAGGATTTATATATGCATCATCTATTGTAATAGCAATGAAGAAATTAAAATTAAAAGAAGACGAAAAAGGCAACAAAATTACTGATGTAATGGGTATAAGAGCGGCTTGTAAAGTAATGAAAACAAGATTTGCAAAACCGTTTGAATCAGTACAAGTGAAAATCCCATATGAAACAGGTATGGATCCTTATAGTGGTTTAGTAGACTTATTTGAGAAAAAAGGTATATTAGTACAAACAGGAAACAGGTTAAAATACGTAGATAATGCTAAGAAAGAGCATATTGAGTTCAGAAAAGCCTGGGTCGGAACCAAATTGGATATGTTGATGAAAGATTTTGATAAATTATCAACAACAACCGAACCCAAGGAAGAAATAAATGGCTGATATAACTCATGAAAATATTGAACGCATATGGAACTCACTACTACATTATCTACCAGAAAGAACTAAATTAGACGCGGCAATTGATTTTATAAAAAGTTTAGAAGATATAGGTGTTGACGAAGCAGAAATTAAAGCATCTGCAGAATATGACCCTAAACTAGAACAAGCAATTAATACTGTGTTTGAGGAAGAAGAAGATGATGAGTATAATAGTGAGGAATAATGAATTGGTATAACGAAGTAAGCAGAAATTTAGATAAAATTCCCGATTGCATTAATTATTTTGATACAGAATTATTACAAGCAAAAAAAGAAATTAAAATTTATGGTAGTCTCGAAAAAGCATCCGCGTCATTACCCGGTATAGTTGAACAAAGATTTGGACAACTACAACAATTAGAAGCAATATTAGAATATCTTAATATAGAATTAAGGCGTATAAAATCAAAAGCATTTATAAAATATTTCGAACATTACAATAGAGCATTGAATAGTAGAGAAGCCGAAAAATATGTTGATGGTGAAACAGAAGTAATTGATTATCAAAAACTTATAAATGACTTTGCTTTAGTAAGAAACCAATGGCTAGGCATTACCAAAGGGCTCGACCAAAAACAATGGCAAATTACAAACATTGTTAAACTGCGAGTAGCGGGTATGGAAGATGCCACAATCAAATAGAATAATCCTCACAGACGTAGACGGTGTATTATTAGAATGGGAACACCATTTCACTAAATGGATGTTACAACGTACATACTTTGACAAAAAAGGAAGTAGATTTCACCCATATAGATTGTTAGAAGATAAAGAAAACACTTACGAAATGGCAGATCGTTTTGGTGTTACTATACCAGAGGTTAGAAAAGAGATTAGAGAGTTTAACAGAAGTGCTTGGATGGGAACACAACGGCCTATGCCAGGTTCACAAACTTGGGTTAAACTACTACACGCAGAAGGTTGGACTTTTATACCAATTAGTTCACAAACATCTGACAAACCAGCACAAGAATTACGTAAAAGACGACTAGAAGAACTATTTGGCAAACAAGTTTTTTCAAACTACCACATATTAGGCACAGGAGCAGACAAAGATTCGGCATTAGCAGAGTTTCACAACACAGGGTTATACTGGGTCGAGGACAAGCCTAAAAACGCTTTAGCAGGGCTCAATTACGGTTTAAAGGTGTTATTATATGATCATCCTTATAACCAAGACTTTAACCATCCGGAAATTACCAGAGTAAATAATTGGAAACAAATACACGAGATGTTAGTAAAATGAAAGTTTACGTAGGTTACGACACCAGAGAAGATATAGCATACCAAGTTTGCGAACATTCTATTAAAAGACGCAACGGACAAACTGAAGTTATTGCATTAAAACAGAAAGAATTAAGAGAACAAGGGTTATACACTAGAGAACCTGATAAACTTGCATCAACAGAATTTACATTTACAAGATTTTTTGTTCCTTACCTTAACAACTACAAAGGTTGGGCAGTATTTTGTGACTTGGACTTTGTTTGGAAAGTACCTGCAAAAGAACTAGAACAATTTTGTGATAATTCTAAAGCAGTAGTTTGTGTACAACACGATTACAAACCAGAAGATGGCTCTATTAAAATGGACGGGCAAATACAATTACAATATCCAAGAAAAAATTGGTCAAGTATGGTCCTATGGAATTGCGAACATCCTAAAAATAAAATACTAACACCAGAATTTTTAAACAAACAAACTCCTAAATTTTTACATAGATTTAGTTGGTTAGAAGATTCTGAAATTGGATCATTACCACACGTTTATAACTGGCTAGTAGGTTGGTATCAAGAACCTAAAGACGGTATACCTAAAATATTACACTACACAGAAGGCGGTCCGTGGTTTGAAAATTATAGAGACTGCGAATATGCTGATGTGTGGAAGAAAGAATTAATTAACTTATTCAGTGCTTAATGAAATGGAAAAATCAAATAAATTTTGCATTCGACCGTTTACATCGGTTAACATTGGCTCTAGGGGAAATATAAAACCTTGTTGCTCATTAAACAAAAAATTAACAAAATTTAAAAATAAAAAAGTTGCCAATGA